ATCTATGCTGGTCAAGACTTGCCAGATGAGGATGTCCCACAAGAAAAAGTTATTATCACGCCTACACAGGGCGCAATGGATAGCATCCCAGAAGATGAACAGATTTATCTCAAAGAGTTAGCAATGGACTTAATTGCTCTCTGTGATAAAGAAGAACCTAAGACAGCTTGGGTGAAGTTGGAAGCTGAGAACCTAGACGATCAACAAAAGATTGCTCTGTGGACTCTACTGCCAAGCAAAGTAAGAGCAGCAATTAAGAAAGCGAAAGAATAATGGAATACGATAACAATAACCGAGGTTCGTTGTTTAAAAACGACAGGAAAGACGATGCCAAGTTTCCTGATTACAAAGGCTCGATCAATGTAGATGGAACAGACTACTGGCTATCTGCTTGGATAAAGATCAGCAAGGATGGGAATAAGTTCATGTCTTTGTCTGTCAAGAATAAGAACGCTGATGCTTCTTTGCAACCTAAGAAAAAGGTTAAGCAAGAGCAGTTTGACGATTCTGATTTGCCATTTTAAGTTAACGGGCGGGAAAGCGGATGCTGTGCCAGTTGCAATGACAAGCATCTGACTTAATGCACAGACGCAGCGAGTACTGCCCACCCAAAGGAATAAATAATGATTTTCGATAACATGAAGCAGTCAATGGAGAGATTCTTTGGCTCACCAGCATTTAAGTTACACAGAAAAGACAGCCCAGAAACCTCTGTTGATGCTGCTCACTCTGTGGATACCAAGAAGCTAGAAAACATGGTCTATGAGGCCATTAAAGGCTTTCCTGATGGGTGTATCTCAGACCAGATACTAGAGATGTATCCAGACTATCCTTATTCCTCAATAACAGGGCGCTATCGCTCTTTGTTAGACAAAGGATATATCGAGATCATTGGCGCTAGAGTAGGGCGCTCTGGTAAGAAACAAAGAATTATGAAAGCAATCAATGTCATTCGCTGATACAGAGATGAAAGTTATTCAATGGGGTGAGGCTCATGGCATTGTCCAGAACTCTACCCCTTATGCCCAAGCTGTTAAAACCCGTGAAGAACTCTTAGAACTATTCACAGCCATTGCCAAGGGTGATAGGGCTGAAATGGCAGACGCTTACGGGGATATTCTCGTAACCCTAGTGATGGGTTGCGCCTGTGCTGATCTTGACCTTGTAGAGTGCTTTAAAGGTGCTTATGAGGAGATTAAAGACCGCAAAGGATTCCTCAATAAAGATGGTTTGTTCATTAAACAATCCTGATACAATTTGAACATCTCTGGGGAGAGATATTCTAGTAAGCCCATAAAGGCAGTCTGCATCGTACTAGCGGTGTCTCCCCACGGCATTAGCCGAGACTGTCTCTATGGGCTTTTTTGTTTGGATTTTTATGCTCACACAAGCAAGGCTCAAAGAGTTACTTCACTATGATGAAGAAACTGGTGTTTTTACTCGTATAAAAAATGTATGTGGAAAACGAGAACCAACTGGTAAAGTTGCTGGTTGTTTAAATAAAAGAGGATATTTTCAAATTTGCATAGATTGCAAAATCTACACAAATCATCGTTTAGCATGGTTATACAAAAATGGTAGCTTCCCAGATAAAGGATTGCATATAGACCATATTGACAGAAATAAATTAAATAATTCTTACAGAAATTTGAGAGTTGTTACTCATGCACAAAATTTTCAAAATAGGTCAAGTGCGAAAGCAGACAATTTAACAAGCAAAACTCTTGGTGTTTGTTGGTACAAAAGAGATAAAACTTGGCAAGCTGAAATTACAGTTGATAAAAAAAGAATTTTCTTAGGTAGGTTTAAAACCTTAGAGGAAGCAGAAAACGCTTACATTGAAGCAAAGAAAATTTACCATCCATACTATTTTGTTAAGCGCTAAGAACTTCTAATGCGTGAGTAATGTGGCGAATCCTGTCGTTAAGCCCAATCGTGCCTCCATTTATCTTTTTGGTCATCATCGTGAAATCACGAATATCTGCAAATTTGTTTAAGTTGTGAGTAGACCAAAACCAGCCCGCAGTCATAGCAGCATACTTGGGTGTAGCCACTAGGTCTGGATTCATAACAAAATCCTCACCACAAGCCTGACCAGCATGAAAATAATTAGCATGACCAGTAAGTTGAATACACCCACGACCACGAAAGCGAAAACCATCTCCAGACGATTCATCTCTGTTTCCCATCCTTGAAGCATAGACTTTGTTAGCAATTTTCTTAGGATTTCTAGCGTACTCGTTAGCAACTTCTATAGTTGGAAACCTAGACTTCCACAGCTTCATCAAAGTTTCAGCACGATAGTTTAGGTTTTCCTCAAGGATTTTGAAGTTCCCACACTCATGACCACATTGCCCAATAAATGAGGCTTGCTGTAGTGGCGTGAGAATATTGAAACGCTGAAAAGTCTCGTTAAGCGCATCTACCCATTGCTCACCAATGTGAAGCTGTTTTAGTTGGTCACTTGTTACCATTTAACAAATCTCTCATCTGGTTATACGAGTCAACACAAGCATTTAACGCTGCTGTGTTTTTGTCCCCTTGTGCAACTATTTCTGCGATGGCATCGATGGTTGCTCTTTCGGCATCAGAAGCTGTGTCAGTCTGTCTGTCAGGTTGACTGGTTGCTTTTGTATCTGCGCTGGGAGTGGAGGGACTTGGGGAGGCTTGTACGTTACTTGTGGGGCAGAGGCGCAACTTGCCAGCACGATTGGCAACAGCAAGAGCAGTAGTTTTTTTGTTGATAGCATCGTTAGCCTCCTGTAATTTTGCAGATTGTTGGTTTAACTTCTCACTCATGTTTTGCTCTATCTGACGAGCCTCCTCGTTCTTCTTGGCAATGGCTATTTTCATGTCGTTATCACGCTCTAGCCATCCATAGTGGTGACCTACCCTGTAAGTACCAAACAAGGAAATAAGAACACCAACGATCAACCAAGGCAAAGGAATGGGTAACATCATTCAGCCTCTTTTCTTGCTTGTGCAATTTCCTCACGCTCTTGGTCATCCTCAAGATGCTCTGGAGGCGTAGTTGGAGGAGGGGGAGGAGTCCATGATTCATCTAGTTCTGGATTCTTCCAAACTGGCATAGCACCAAATGGTTGACTAGGCAAACCATAGGCAGATTGTGGAGGTGCATAGGACGAGCCATATGAGCCTTGCATTGGTTGACACATAGGTTGCATAGGAGGAGTTGGATTTATCCTCTCTGCGAACGATTTAGCCCCTTTGTTGATGGCAAACATACCAATCAATGTACTAATACTTCCAACCAACAAAAGCACAACGTCATTCAAGAGTTTAGTGAAGGCTTGGTCAATCGGGGCCATGCTCTTGATTGGCTGTGTCACAAAAATCACAGAGTAAAGCATTGCAAAAACTGTCAAGCCAAACACCAACATGACAATCACAACAGCAAACAACCAACCATAAACCTTTAAAAGTTCGATTGTTTCTTCTGTTGTTTTAACTTCAGAAATTTTCATTTTGGCGTTTCCTGTGGTGTTGGTTGTACATCGCCTACTTTTTTCTCAAGAATTGGTGCAACCAAGTATTCTGGACACATTTGGGTAAACAAACATTTAGGTTTTTGACATTCTTCAGCATGGAAGAAATCAGGATTCTGACACTTATATCTGTACCTGTCCTCTAGGCAACCAGCTAGAAGTAGTACCGATAACAGAAGTAAATATCTCATGCCATCACATCCACAGAATTAGCCTTAACCCATTGAGTCTTTACTTCATAGGCTTTGGTTTGTTGTTCAGCTTGACGATTTAACTCAGCAAGTCTTTGCATATTTTGTTGGTGTATCACCCTATGAGCCTCCCACAACATCCTTGCATTGGCTTGATAAGTAGTGATTTTCATCCTAGTCCCAAGTACGCTAGAAATTTATTTACTATTTTGTCAGACAAATCATCAGGAAGAAAGCGCAGAAAACCAAGCACCCACCATGCGACACACATTCGCACAAAGATTTTGAGAAACAGGTCAAATTGTTTCTGGTACTCATTCATCGCCCACAGCGTTTAGTTGTTTGGCAAAAATCCATCATCTCATTTATGCCGATACCAACGAGAAGAATTACGAACGCAATCCCTCCAATAAGAGCCACCATCTCCATTTGTTCTCGTTCTTCTTGCTTCTGTTTTTTTTCCTGTGCTTTTAGTGCGCTAATCTCTTTAGCGTCTGCCAAGTCCATCTCTGCTTGACGAGCCTTAATTTTGTTCCAGACGTCAATCTTTCCCGAAACCATGAATAGCTGTTTGAGTTCTTCTTCAAACGCACGGGCCTGTTCGAGGGCCATCTCGATTTGGAGTGCAGTCCCCATATTCGAGCCTTTTTTAGACTGCTTGGCTTGAAGCATAGCCTTTGTAGCAGCACTCTTGGCATCGAACATTTTGCCCAGCATCGGGGCAAGACCACCTAAGTCATTGGCTACCTTACTAGCCTTTTTCACCATCCCTATGGCTTTTTGCAAACCATCGAGTGCTGCTATCGGGTCTAATGGAATCATTTTCTTTCAACCTTTTTCCATTCAATACAGTAGGTCTTTCGGTTGTACACATCGCCAACCCAAACCCACTTGATACACCTGTATTCAATAGATACAGCCAAAATCAAGGAAAGCACAACAGAATCATGTATGTGCAAAAGATAACAAAACAAACGACACAGGCTGCTGCAATAAATGCCTCAGCCGAGTCCATCATTCTTGCTCATCAGCTTTAGCCGATGCCCTAGCAATCTTTAAGTGCTGATGCTTGAAGTAGATGTTAACCAACAAACCACATAAAGCAATGACAACACCAGACACAGCAGCAAACTCATTGGCTGTTAAACCAAAGATGACTGCTGCACTAGAGCCACCATAAGTAGCTGCTGATGCTATTTTCGTTGATACTGCTTCGTTTGTCATGGTTTCTCAGGATAAGTAATAGTCCAAGGGAAGCCTTCTTGCGCTGTAATGTCACGCAAGGCTTGACGATATGTAGCCCATACTGTTTTGTCAACAGGTGCATCAGCTACTTGTGTCCAATCAGACGCAGTTAGTTTGTCATTTCGTTCTGCACGAACTTGACCCGCTTTTTCCTCATCAGGAATAGCCTCAACAGTAAACACACGGTTTACTTGAGTGCCATTAAATACATACTGAGGGCCAGCGATGCGTTCACGATCTGTATGGCTTGGCTCGTCACCAACAATAGGATACAGACCAAATGCGTCCAGACCTGTCGCGCCTCTTGGAATAGATGTGTTGCCTACTGTTGTGGGTAGGTCGATGTTGTAGCGAGTGATCTCGCCATTTTCAATGAGTGCGTACATTAAAGTTGTCCTCCGTCTGTGATTGTGCCGTTGACGGTGAAGTTGCCGCCAGTGCCTGAGTTTGTGCCGAACGATGTCGGTGGGAAGCGCATATAGATCGCTGGGTTTGGTACTGACAGCGCCGTAATTGCCGACGGCAGGTCAGTTGGATTGCCAAAGCAGTCGCGGAACTTCAGACGATTGGCTTCTTGAGTGAAGTCGATGTATTCGGTGGTGAAGTAGAACTCGGACAGATTGCCGTTCAAGCCATTGCTTGCCGTGCTGATCCTTGTGTTTTGCACATTCCAGTTAATGTTGTCGTTGGTGTAGGTCGTCCATGTAATGGATGTCTGGTTCACTCCGTCAACATAAATTTTGCGCAGACTTGTGCTTGTCAGATCAATGCAAATTTGAATGCATTTTGCAGTAGCATTTGAACTGAACACACCTGTTGTGACAGTTGCATTCAGCACGTTCGTGCCAGCAGAGTTTTTTGCAACAATGTTCAGGTTATTTGAAGCATCGCGCAAGACATAAACCCTAGCACTGCCGCCTGAAGTGTCTGTGTAGTAAATGTAATTGGCTGCTGAGCTTGAGTCTGGCGCGTACCAAAACGATATTGAGAACGTCTTGCCATCACTAAGTCCAAGTGCTGTTGTTCGCGACAAATACCCCGTCGTCCCATCAAAGTCAGCCTTATTCCCCCAAAACTCATTAGGCCCACGCGCACCTGTGTACGGGCCAGAGTTGACCGTGAAGTCGCCACCAGTGCCGTAGTTCTTGCCAGCGTTGTTGCCGTACATTGGCAAGTAGATCAGAGGTGATGTACCCGTAGGCAGTTCACCAGTCGCGCCTAAGTCAACAGGCTTGGCATCAATACCTGTGCCTGAAACAAACTTGGCGAGGTTGGATGCTACAGACAGGTCGATGTAGCTAGTGTTGAACCAGACGGCTCCGAGTTTGCCATTAAAAAATGTTGTACTTGAGTCACATCCAACACGGTAGACAGGGCTTGTTGCCACGTTAAAGTCAATTGTGTCATTTGTGTATGTGGCCCACGTGACGGTAACAGCCGACCCATTCACCGTTATTGCGCGATTTGCCGTGCTAGATAAGTCAATGGAAATGACCACTGAACTGTTTCTTCCAACAACATATTGAACTTGCGTTGTCTCAGCAAGCAATATCATTGTGCCTGCGGAATTCCATGCGGCAACTTGTATTTTTCCGCCATTGCCCGCAACATAAAATCTGTTTGTGGTCGATGATGCTATGGAAAAAACATAGTTTTCTCCTGTTGTGTCTGGCCTTATCGCATAGCTAATAGTGAACGCTTTACCATCGGCAATGCCTGTAGGCGCAGTCGTCCGCTCCAAATAATCCGCAGAACCATCCAAATCACTATATGGCGCGTTGTATTGATTTGGCCCACGACCAGAACGTGCAATAGTGCCAGTCAGCGTGAAGTTGCCGCCAGTACCTGCGTTAGTCCCAACAGTTGTCGGGTCGCTCATTGGCAAGTACAGAATTGGATTGAGTGCGGCTTGACCAGCGGCTGGCTCAAGGTCTGCGGTGATGAACAAGCGACGGTTTGCGGTGATGCTCAGGTCGCGGTAGGTTTGATCCAAAAAGACATTGGAAAGCCTACCTTTAAGTTTTGTGTCGTGGTAGTAGTTGTCTGCAATGTTTACTGGCGTATATGCAAAGTTAATATTGCTATCGATGTATGTAGACCAAGAAGTTGATTGCGCAACATCGTTTATGTATATAAAGCGTTTTGATGTATTACTAATATCAACAGAAATAAGGATATGCAAAAATGTGTTGTTCGCTACTTTTGCATTTGTTGTTCCATTGAGAATAATACTTCTACTTGCATCTATTGCAGCAACGCGAACATATCCGCCAATAAATTGCACATAGAAACTGTTATCTTCAATATCAATTACAAACTGCGTTCTTGTTTGTGCATCAATAGACCATAGAAAAGCACTGAACGTAAAAGTTTTACCATTAACGCTTCCTGAAAGGCCAGACGCACGCGTCAGATAGTCATTCGTGCCATCAAAATCGACGGCTTCTGCTGCGGTGGCGGTCGCTGCGACCTGCGAAGTGTTTGAGCTAAACATTAGTCACCTTAAACTGTGTAATTCTGACCAGCATTAGAACCATACCAGTTTGTGCCGTCAGCCGTAAAGATGTACTTATCTAGCTTAGAAGCGGTACTTGTAATGGTAGGTGCAGTTCCACTAGGCCACTTTACAGCACTAGGCCATGTAACAGTACGAGAGCCTGTACCATCTTGTTTAAGCAACATGATGAAAGACTTACCTGCTGTAGCTGTAGGGAAGGTAAAAGTACAGTTACCTGTCAATGTCAGAATCTGTACTGAACCATTAGCTAAGTCAATTGTGTAAGCTGTAGAAGTGTTAGCTGTAGCAACTTCCTCTGTGTAACCATTGGTGAATGTACCAGCCTCAATGGTCTTGTTTGTCAGGGTTTCTGTGCCTGTCAGAGTGGCAAATGAACCTGCTGTAAATGCAGCATTAGCCCATGTTGAACCAGTCCAAACAAACAGATTATTTGTAGATGTATTCCAGTACAAAGCACCTGTGAGCAAAGCATTTCCATCATTGTCTACAGATGGTGCAGTTGACTTAGAACCTAAATAACGATCATCAAAGGCATCGTAAGTGTTAGATGCACTCGTAGCACTAGCAGCAGCAGCCGTAGCGCTTGTAGAGGCATTTCCTGCGTATGTAGAAGCGTTTGTTTCGCTTGTTGCAGCGTTAGATGCTGAAGTAGCAGCAGCAGATGCACTTGTCGCAGCAGATGTTGCACTACCTAAGATGCCATCAACATAAGTCTTTGTGGCAGCGTCTTGGTTACTTGTCGGGTCACCCAAACCAGTAATCTTAGAAGTACCCATTGCAATAGCACCACTCATAGTGCCACCACTTGTAGACAACTTACCACTCAGAGAAGTGTCAACTTCAGTCTTTGTGTAAGCGTCTGTGATACCAAAACCAGAGATAGTTGTTGGATTCGTACCAGAAGTGATACGTCCATAAGTGTCAACAGTTACAGACTTATATGTACTTGCTGTAACACCAGTTGTAGCCAAATCAATGTTGTCAGAATTGACAATAATACGGCTAGAAGACGCTGTGCCAACATCTAGTGTGTTACCAGTCTTTGTTAAACCTGCGCCAGCCGTAATCTGACCTGCACCAGAGAACTGAGCAAAAGTAATCGCTGTAGTACCCAAAGTACCACCTGCTGCTACTGTACAGATATAGCCATTATTGCCGTTAGTTGTACCACCCTCAACAAAGGTGTAAGCAGCAACCAACTCTGTCCAAGCATCAGCATCTGTTGTGCGAGTCCATGAACCTGCTGCACACAGATAAATACCATTGTTGGCAGTCGTAGTCTGGTCTTTAACCAATACTCGATCACCTGCAATTACTGAAACACCATCAATAGTCTGAGCACCAGACAAAGTGATGTTGGTTGTCGTAGCAGCAACCACAGAGGCTTTTGCATCAATACCTTGGGCAATAGCGTCTACATAAGACTTGGTAACAGCGTCAGCATCAGCAGTAGGTGTACCAAGACCTGTGATCTTGTTTGTACCCATAGCGATATTGCCTGACATAGTGCCACCAGACAGATTCAGCTTCAAAGCATCTGCTGTGTCTACATAGCCTTTAGTGGCTGCGTCAGTTGGGTTAGTAGGTGTAGCCAATCCTGTGATTGTTCCTACTGTTCCAGAAGACATATCCAATGTGCCATCAATCGTGACATTATTGAATGTTGAAGTCCCTGTAGAAGCAGTTACGTTGCCTGTGACATTGCCTGTCAGGTTACCAGTCACATTGCCTGTTACAGCCCCTGTGTGCGTTCCTGTGGTGTTACCTGTGACATTACCTGTCAAACCACCAACAAAGCCTGTAGTAGCCGTTACAGTCGTTCCTGTAATCGCTTGGGCAGAAGAACCACCGATCACAGCACCATTGATAGTGCCACCAGTAATGGTTGCAGAAGACGATGTGACATTTCCACTAATACCACCAGAAGCAGTAATTGCACCTGTCATGGTAGATGTGCCAGTAACATACAAGTTACCACCAACAGTCACATTGTCGCCAGCCGTACCTGCTTGGTAGTCTTTCAACTGAGCCATCAATTGACGAATGGCGTTGTTCACCAAAGAAGGGGCCATCCCCTCGGCTAAGTTAATACTGTTAATGTCAGTATTGTTGTTAGCGGTACTGCTGTATTCTGAAATCTTTGTCTTTGCCATGTGTTACTCCGTTAAACCAAATGCAGCACCATAGCCTAGTGCCAATGCTTTGCGTTGTAATTCTCTGCTTAAAGGCTCTACTGTCATTACAGAGGCTTTCTTCATCAATGTAGACGCTAGTTTAGGGTCTAGCATTGCATTAACCAACAACTCACGAATAGCATCGTCTGTGCCGTTATACAACCAATTCATAGGTGCTGATACCTTTTGTAATGCAGGAGGAACATCACCAAACATTTGCTTACCAATCATGCCACCAATCACATTGGCAGTACTCATGTTCTTAAATGTATCTGAACCCATTGGTTTAGTAGCACGAGCCAATACGCCAGTATCTAAGTCTTCAGCAACACGCTTCAAAACAGCCAACTGAGTGTTAGAAAGTTTTGTTTCTTTCTCGGCAGCACGAATAGCATTTAGGAATTTAGGCTGTGAGATTAAGTAATCATTAACCCTTGATGGGTCTGGCGTAGTAGAAAGAACCTTGCCTTTAAACTGTTGAGCAGCCTCAAGACGCTCAATGCCTTTACTAGAAGCAGCGTACTTAGCCAAATAGTCTTTATAGCCAGTAGCACCTGCCTCAATAGCATCGTCTACAGCACGAATGACTGCATTAAGTGGCTCTTTGGCTGCTTTGTATGCGCCAGAAGTAGGGCCACCACGATCAGATTTGTCTAACAAACCTTGTGCAGCAATCCTCAAATCTTTACGAATCTCATAAAGTTCAGCAGGTGTTGTTGCACGAGCAATATCGTCTTTTGCATCATTCAAGACAGAAATAACAGTCTGACGCTTACCAACTGGTGAAGCTAGAAGGTCATCAATAGTCTTGTTAACTGTTAAAGCAACTCCAGACTGGAATGTTTCTGGCGTAACAGTAGAGTTAGCAAATGCGTCTTCACGCATTGGTGCAGTTACTTCTTCACGCTTTTTAATAGCTGCTGTGAGTGCATCATCATCTTTAGCAAGACGATTCAAAATAGCCATCTGCGCTTGGTTAGCTTCCAAAGCCTGAGTAGCAAAACGCCCTTTTGTTACATCCATGCCTTTTAACGCAGTCTCAGCGTTAATCAACCCAATGTCACGAGTTGCTTGTGCAGTTGTAGGCGTATATCCACCAATCTTAGGAACATAAGTAGCACCAGACTTAATTGCTTGTTCAGCATCAGATGCTAAGTTACGCAATACATTGCCTGTGATTACTTCACGACCTGCTTGTGTAAATGGACGCACAATCTCTTTGCTTGTACGAGCAACAATAGGTGCGCCACCTACAGCACCACCTGCTGAGATAGAACCCATCAAAGCACCTAGAGTCTGACCAACAGGGCCAACATCACTCTCACGAGCAGCACCAGATGCCAATGCACCTGCTGTAGCCGCAGCACCTTGAGTACCTAAACTCTTGGTAAAGAATTCTTGTGCTTGTGTAGGTAAGTTCTTAGCAATGGAGGCAGGGCCAGCCACACCAAAACCTGCGCTTGTTACATCTTGAACGACACGCTCTTGTGAAGTTCTTGGCGTAGGAACACCAGCTTGCGTCATTAGATTCTGCAAACCTTGGCTAGTAGGTTGCATAACCTGTCTACCAGCAAGAAGGTTAATCAAGCCTGTAAGCGCATCAGCACCCATTGTAGGGATAGACAAAGCACCAGTAACGGCTGCTCGTCCTGTCAAACCTAACTGGCGACCAAAGTCACTAGCACTACCAAGCTGCATTTGCTCTGGACGAGGAGAAGTAGTAATGTCCTTAACTGCTTCTTCTCTTGTCATTTTCTTAGTTGGTTTAGGTGCTTCAGCTACCTTTTCTCCACTAAGAATAGCTAAACCTGCATCAGAGACTTTAGACAAGTCGCCCGACTGCAATGCCATCAAGTCATCATCTGACAGTTTAGTTAAATCCATCTTTAACCTTTCTGCGTCTTGCAATTTCAGCTTGAATATCAGCCGCAGTTGGCATACCAACAGAATTCTCTACAGGAGCATTTAATGCTTCTGCTAATGGGTTTAACAACAAAGAACCATTACCACCCATTTGCTGAGAAATGTTTGTATAAGGTGCTTTTTGAGCTTCAAGATTTTTAGCTTTAGATTCAACCACCTTAGAAGCAACAGCCAATAATCCTGCTCGTTCTTCTGGCAACAATGATTGACCATTCAATGCTCGTTGAGCATAGGCTTTAATTGACTGAGGAATAGAACGATTTCCAAGAATAGTAGCTTTATCGCCCTCTTGAACAGCACCAGATGGGTCATAAATCTTACCAATGGCATAAATCAATGCGCCATCAGCAGCTTTGTTTCCTGAGTTACCTTCAATAACAGCAGATTTTGCAGCCTTAAATCGATCAGCAACCTCCATTGCCCCTGTGTCTTTAACAACACCACGCCAATCTTTAACAATCTCAGACTGTGCTTTTGCTATGGCAGTTGGGTCTTTCAAATCTACGGCTACTTTAGGTGCGCCTGCTGCTCGTTTAGCAAGTTCAAAGTCTTGGAAAGTACCTTTAAACCCTTGGTCTTGTGCAAACTTATATTCAGCAATAGCACTAGGTACTGGCTCACGCTTTGGTGCGCCTTGAGCCACAGTTTCAATCTTGCCTGTAATTGGATTTGTGCGAATTAAAGTAGCGCCTTCAGCCAATGAAGTTGTTTCGCCTGTCATAGCCTTTTGATAGTTCATCAAGTCAGCTAAAGCTGTACGACCTTCTTTAGTAGCCATCAATTTAGGAGCAAGAGCCTCTAAACCAAGACCCGCTGCTTGTGGCTGGTTTGGCCCTGCAATCTCTTGACCCATCATGTTTGTCAATGGAGTGTCAGCAAATGTCTGTGGACGATATGCTTGAGTAATCAAATTCTCAACACCTTGCTGACGCATCAATGCTTGTTGCTCTAACTCTTTCTTTTTCTTCAACTCTTGCAATTGGTACGCTTGCAATTGACTTTGTAAAGTTTCTTGCATACCACCTCTGTAGGCTTGCTGACCCTTCATTAAGCCTTCAGCAATGGATTGTCCTGTGTTACCACCTTGGAATAATCGTCCTGCTAGTGCATACAAGGCTTGTGCTTGTGCGTCTTCACGATTACGTTGAATGTCAGCAGGTGACATCCCGAGCAGACCCATTGTGTCTGCACCGCTAGTACCGAAAATGTCTAATAGTCCAGCCATGATTAAGCTCCACCACTCAGCCAATTAGATGCGCTGTCCCACAAGTTTCCAATGCCTTCAGAGCCACCTAGATTCTTGTATAAACCCCCACCAACAGCAGCTAAACCTAACAAGTTTTGCAGATTAGAAGTGTCTTGTGTGCCACTAGTTATAGATTGTCCAACTTTACCTAATGGGTTGCCATAAACCAAAGACAGATAGTTCTGCAAGTTCTGTTGTGGTTGGTTTTGCAAGAAGTTGAAACGAGCCATGTCAGATTGCAATTGCTGACCTTGGTAACCTTCACGGATTTGACCAGCTTGCAACATATTCTGAATGTCTTGGTAATCAGCTTGAGCCATTTGAGGCGCAGCCATCGTAGCTTGTTGCTGACGATTACGCTCATCAGCATAGTTCTGATAAGCCAACTGACCTGCTGTGTTAGCCAATTGTTGACCAAACGCACCAGTTGCTCGATCTTGCAATGAACCCATAGCACCAGAGCCATAACGCCCTGCAAGACTAGACTTAGATGCAATGTCGCCTAGAGTCTGCTGAAACTGAGTCTGAGCAGCTTGAGCAGCAGGTTGGAAAGCACCTTGGAAGAATGGGTTTCCACCTAGAAAGCCACCAGAAACTGTGTTCTGTAGCTGATTCTGAGCAGATTGAAGTAAGGGATTACCCAAAGAAGCACGAGCCTCAAGAGCTTGTAGACCAGTTTGGGTTGTAGTGGAAGGACTTACATAAGTCTGACCACCATAGTACTGTGGGCCTCCACCCTGATACAACTGCTGTGCTTGTTGCAGACCATAACCTAAGTATGGTTGTATCGTTGGGTCAATCGATGATGTGGTAGTAGTCGCCATGTTTTACTCCTAGAGTTTCGGATTCCATAGCGGGTCATCCACGGAATCCATTTTAATCCAAATTTGTTAGAAATCAACCAATAATTGCATACTTATAAGTTTTTCCAGCAGTTGAATTAGCCAAATGGGTAATTGTTGCTGTCCCTTGATCTTGAGAACTCACATACATCTCAGGAAGTGGAGAAACCAAAGTAAATGTAATCACGCTTGATGGGATTGAAGGTCTTGTAAATGGGCTGGTAGATGCTGCATATCTCTCAAGATAAACCTGAGTAGATGTAGTAGCACAAACCAACTCAACATAGTCATTAGCAGCTACATCAATGAAGAAGTTAGCCACAGCAATCAAATACCCATCAATGCCACCATGACTGCTCACAACAGCATACTTACTGCCTGTACCTGTAATGTCAGTACCATTCTTTCTAAGCCAAACAGTAACCTCATGAATTTGTGAGTCCATGTTAGCAAACTGTAAGCTAAACTGAATGTTGTAAGTTCCTGCATTGGTAATCGTCACCCTATTGGATGCAAGACTAAATCCATAAGCAGAATCTACTGTACTGAACGCAACTGTTGTAGGTGTATTGGCAGAACCAAATGTTTGGTCAGCATCATTCTGAAAAGCACCACGAGGAACGATAGACCTTGATGCTTCAAATGTACTAGGCGCAAACAAAATAACGCTGTCTGCACTTATCCTTCTGTCTGTCAAAGTGGTAGTGGTTGCACCACCAGTCGCCAAAGTAACAGTCCCTGTATTGTTGGTCTTGCCATTCATAATGACATTGACAATCTCAGCAACATTACGTTGGTCAGCACCAAAAACAGGAAGTGTTCTAAACATCAGCGAACTCCCTGACCAACAATGTCAATGTCCACAGCCACAGCAGCATCCCAATTAGAGCCTGTTGGTTGCACACGAATCCTGTGGTAACGACCACCAGAACGCAAAGAACAACGATTCTCAGAGTCAG